TCAGTTATGTGCCTCTGGCAGCAGCCCCTTATCTTTGCAAAACTGAATTACTTCAACGTAGCGAAAGAGTGCGCCGCCTTTAGGCGGGTGAAGTTCTTTGACTTCCTCCGGGAAGGGGGTGCCGACCTTTTCCCACTCTTTACGTTTGCGGTAAAAAGTGGTGCGCGAGATCCCACCCAGCATTTCCTGAACGCGCTCGCGATTTACTAAAATGGGTTGGATATTAACTGTTGTCTGCATACTTCTCTCCAGTAGCCCGAGCCGGGGCCCTTGATAATTCGTTATCAACTGTCACGACGCCATGCAAATGGCAACGGTTCAGGTAAAATCCACAGGTGGCGCATATTCGCCACGTTGACCACGTCGCGCTCGGCGGGGTAAATCTCTACAGCGTCACGATCCGCATAGCCGACTGCGTTTTTGATTTCCTGGAGCGCGTCCCAGCTTATGCCGTCTCTCCAGCGCCCCGCTAAACCCAACTCTCTTGTATTTACGGACAGGCGGATAACGCCACCTTCTTCCTGAAATTCTTGCACCAGAAAGCGCGGGTTTATCCAGACGTTGGTCCTGCTGGGATCGTGGAGTTTTTGCGGCCACTGCGCTTTCGGTACCTCTTTAAAACAACAGATCATGGTTTTCCCCTTGAACCCATCACAGTGCTTGCCAGAGCACGTAACCGGCGCGGTTTATCCATCGGTGTCGCGATGTAACTGTGCTGGCAGTTCCTGATCTCGACACGAAGTTTGGTACCGTCAACCCGGATCATGTAATCCACGCTTTTGCCTGTTATGCCGTAATCTCCGAAGCGCTCGTAATGTTCCTGGAGCGCTGCGGCGCAAGCCTGTCGGGCCACGGGAGATTGTTTGCTGCCTCTGTTAATTAGTCTCATCGTTAACCGGGAGGGCGAACCCTCCCGCCTCCCTTAGCCGACATACTCAGGTTTCATATCCAGCAGCGTGATGCTGAACTTCTCGTATAGCTCATCGCCCAGATGACGTTTCGCCGCCGTCAGTGTTTTCTCAACGGCCAGGAATCGCTGATCTGCATCCGGTTCATCCGGCTGCGGCAGGGAGTTGATCGCTGCTTCGACTTTGTTGCGCGCGTCCACCAGGTAGTAGCGCTTCACGGCTTTGTTTTTCAGCTCAGTGAACAGTGTGGAACCCAGGGTGGCTTTTGCGGATTCGATATCTACACGTACCGCTTTCGCACCATCGACGTCTTCGGCAGCTTCAATGCGGTCCCGGAATTCGTCTGCAATGGCGTCGACGTTAACCGTGGATTCCCGCGCGCTGGTGGTGGTTGTTACGTTGTCACCTGAGATTTCAGCCAGACTTACCCGCGATGGCGCCGGGTTTATCTCTTTCTCGGTGCGCTGCTCCACCTCATCAGGCGTATACACGCCGAGAACAACCGCTGGGCAGTAGAGACGCGCCCAGTACTTCAGTGCCAGGTAAGCGATCTGCTGTTTCGGGTTTGATATCCACAGCGGCGAATTGCGGGTAATCACGCTGGAAAGAAAGACCGGTTCTCCCCAGGTGATTTCACTCTCGCCGCGGATGACCGCACCCACGCGAACCGACAGGCCCTGTTCGTCGGCGCTGGACCAGCCGCGTACCATTTCTTTCTTGTCGTACGTCCCGCCGCCTTTCGCTGGCTTCTTTACGATCTCTTCACGGCTGCTGGCGCATTTCGACCAGTCGCCTTCGTACTCATAGTGGAAGCGGCCCACGATTGCGTTTGAGCTGGAGATCACCGCGTTGACCAGCTGCGCTTCGTAACCCAGTACGCCGTTGACCAGGTGCGTTTTCTGCGCCACAGCGTAAGGGTTCATGCCCCACTGCATGGCCTGCATGATGATGGCCATGCAGTCGGCTGGGTTACCGCGAAGATGTTCAGGAACCGTAACGGCGGCCTGCGCCATCAAACCGGCAACGGCCTGCAGCTGGGTTAACGCCTGCACATTGAAAATGGCATTGCTCGCTGAAATGGTGTTTGGTGTCTGTTGCTCAGCGTTCACGATATTCATGTTTTCCATCGTCATTCCCCTTATGCCTGAGTGCGCAGCGCCTCAAGGCGGCGCAGGTCGAAGTCGTTCAGTTCGTCGGTGTAGTCTTCGGTGATCGGCGCAGGCCACTCGCCAGTGTCGAACGCGTTTGCGATGCGGTTCATGGTCTGGCGATACTCCAGCATCCCCAGCTCAATCAGCTCTTCGCTGGCTTCGACGATAGCGATCCAGTGGTAGCCCTCGTCTTTGTTGACGAAAATCCAGAAGAATTGGTCCAGGGCAGCGGTCTGCATATACATGGCCGCGCTGAGGTGGTAATCACGGTCGATGATTTCGCGGTGCAGGCGAGCGCGCAGGCCGGACTGCTTCACGTTCCACATGCTGATGGTTTTCAGGTCGGCCCCGACGCGAACGCCGTCGATGTCGATTTCCAGATCCGGGCGTACACGGATTTCCAGCCCGGTCTCTTCGTCGATACCGAAATAGCTCGTCTCAACAGCGCGATCAGGGTGCAGCAGCAGTTTCCCGGCGGTCGGGTGTTCGTGCAGTGCTTTCTGAATGGCCAGCGCTGTTTCCATCTGCTGGTGGGTTACCAAAATCTTTTCGCCCGGGTTCTCGCGCCACGCATCCAGCAGTTCATCAGCGAATACCGCATCCGGTTTAACGGACTTCACCGCCTGAATCATCTCCGCTTTAGTTCCGGACACTTTCAGCGGTGCCGGTTTCTGTGCTTCCTGCACCACCTGGTCAGGATTGATTATTGCCAGCTGTTCCAGCAGCGCGTCACGGCTACCGCTGGTTTTCACTGGTGCAGGCAAGGTGGCGTTGTACTCTTTGATACAGGCCTTCATGGCGACAGCGGTCTGCTTCTGGTCCGCCGCGATACGCTGGAATTCAGCTGGCAGCGTCATATAGCTCTGCGCTGTTTCTTCCAGGCTACCGCCCATCGGTACCTGCGCGGGCAGGGTGGCGTTGTGCTCTTCCAGCAGCGCTTTGATATCTTCAGCGCTTAGCAGCGACGGCAGGCTGGAGTTATGTTCGTCGATAAAGGCTCGCAGGGTCGCAGTGGTGGTGAATGCGCCCTCGGGGATCACCGGCTCCACGCTGAACTCTTCGTCGAGGTTTTCCGGCTGCAGCGCCAGCGCATGCACCAGGTTGCCCATATCCAGCACTTTGGAGCATTCGCGCGGGATGGTCTTGGCGACGTGGCGCGCGTTGAAATACATCAGCGATACGCGGGCATCTTTCACCATGGTGGAGCTGATGCCGTTCGCGGCGTGGTAAACGTTGTTCGGTAACCCTTCATAACGGCCTGGCTCGAAGAACGCGGGATACTCGATTACTGGCTCTTCTTCAGTGGCCGAAATATTTTCAGGAATATTTTGTTGTTCAGATTGCTGTTCAGCGGCAGCAGCGAGGGCCGGGCAGCCAGCGGCAAAAACTTCGGCAGCGCTTACGGCATCTGCTTGCGGATGATCTGCATCAGCGCCTTCGCCTGCTGAAACCTGTGTACCAGCCGGGATTTCGTTACTGACAGCCGTTTCCATCTGCACATCTTCGATAATCTCCAGTTCTTCGCGTAGGCCTTCGGCCATTTCCTGATAAGTGGCGTCGCCCATTACCGGGCCGTTGTCCGGAGTAACCGGGGTATTACCGATAAGCCCTTCGATGGAGAAAATCCCACCGCCGAGGTTTTCAACCTTAGGCTGCGCGGCTGCTTCTTCAGCCCGGCGGTGCGCCCCTTCTTCCCGCACGCGCTGTAAGTTCTCTTCGTGGGTACAGAAGGATTTACGCGGCGTTTTATCCCATTTCGGATCCGCCGGGTCGCTGATACCCTCGACATATTCGCCGCGGCCAGCAGCCAGTTGTTTATCCAGGGTTTCACGGCTGAATTGCGCAGCCTCTACAGTTGCAGCATCTGGCTTGTCATGCTGGTGTTCTTTCAGGTTTGCGCTGATGTAGGTTTGCAGGCTGACCGGGAAGTGATGGACGTTCTCGGCGGCACCACGGATCAGTGCGAAAATTGATGCGCGTGAATAGTCCAGGATGCCCGCTGTTTTGCGCAGCGCGGCTGACCATTCCCTGAACGGGCTTTCTTTTTTCTCAATGATTTCTCTGGCGCGGCGGTGAATGGATACAGGCATGTTGTAGATATCGAAATCCATAGGCAGCGTCGCGGCTGCAATTTCAATATCCAGCGTATCCAGGGTGTGCTCATAATCCGGGCTGCGATCTGTTGCAATGCCGCCGCCAGCGTTCGTGCCGGTGTCGGTGCGCTGGATTGCGGCCACGCGGTTGCCTTTTGCCCACTCTTTCACCAGCAGCCCGCGATCGACGTACGCCGTCTCGCTCCAGGCCTTAAGAAACTGCAGCATCACGCCCAGCTCGGGTGTTTTACGGTCTTGCGGGAACACCTGTTTAACGGCGTCGGTCAGTTTCCACAGTTCATGCTCTTTAAAATCTTTGAGGGCAGGGGTATTTTCCGAAGCCAGCAGCAGGTTCTGGACGTAGGAGTTATCGACATCCATTTCCAGCTTAATAACTTCTTTCTTCTGCTCGGCAGTAAGGTGATAGGCGTACTCCTTTTCAGAAATGAACTGTGAAAGCAGGCGATGGCGGAACGATAGCGTGGCAACGGTATGCAGCTCAGGGAGTTGTTTGTCGCGAAATTCCTGAACTATTTTAGAGGTCGCGGTATCGGTATGATTAATTTCACCCCACCCTCTGACGAGCTGGGAACGATCACCCGGTTCAGCTTCCACCCAGGCTGTGATAAAGCCGGTAATGGCGCTTACTTCGTGGTTCTGATCCAGTGGGAATAATTCTTTTACGGCCTGAATGAGTTTCCACTCAACATGTGCAGACAGTTCATCTATGCCTGGTACTTCCCGGCAAGCCTGCAGCAGGTTATGAACATAAACGTTGCTTTCATCAGCCTCAGCAGCGCCGATCTGTACGTGCATGGCTTCACTGATTTCTTTCATTTCAGTGTCGTTAAGCAGGTGAGCAATCAGGCGCTGCGGCAGGCGCAGGCGCGCTACCGGGCGGAGTAGTGCAGGGACGTCAGCAGCCGGCGCACTGGCATGACCGGCAGCGTCCGCCAGCTGCGCGCGTTCGTCCTCGATATTTACGGATTCAGCCGGTTTCGCTTTTGGTAGCCAGGTACGCCCGTCTTCCTGCAGTTCGTAACGATCACACCAGGTGAAGTCGACGACGCCTTCTTCCGGCAGATCATTTACCACCGGGAAATCAGTCAGGACAGGAAGCTGGTAATCATGGCCGCGGCCCACTTCGATTTCAGCATCTTCGAGAATAACCTGCGCCTGCAGCTTAGCGCGCGCCTCGGTTTTGGCGGTGAACCAGAAAATGCCGTTTGGCTTTTTCGACTTCTGGCTGGCCTTTATCAGATTGAAGAATTCCATACTGTTCCTCATTTTTGGGTGTTAAAATCCCCGGGCCATTGACAGCGCCCATTGGGTGTTATTTTGGTTTTCCATATTTCCAGCGTGCTTTGGTCGGTCCGCTGGACGTAGAACCCGCTTCGGCGGGTTTTTGCGTTTATGGCTCGTGAGCCATCTGGTCGTGCTCGGCGCACTGCCTGGAGCAGTACTGCCGTTCTTCGCGGGCAAGCATGTTGCCGCGCAGTAAATGCAGGGTGCTTTTCACTTCGTCGCCTGGCTGAAGAGGGCTTTTGCAGTAGGCGCATTTCGCGCCGGTAGTTTCCTGTCCGTGAATCATTGGATCACCCCAGCCATTCAGTAGAATTTCCACAAGACAATCGTTAATGCGTGTGGCGCCGCGCATGGTGCGCAGGTAAACGTATTTGCCGCGAACCGCCGACACATTCCAGGTGTGCCCGTCGTGCTTTGCCAGCATTCCCGGTGCCACGCACTGGCGAATGATGTACATCGTGCCGTAGTGTTGATTAACCATGATTCACCTCACCAGACCTGCGGCCACCCTTCGATGATCACTAACGTGTCGAAAGGTTTTTCTGATTCAAAAGGGCATGCATGAACGTGCTGTTCTGTCGCAATGCTTTCTGCCGTTGTGTAATCCTCTGCCTCAACTTGATACTTATGAGGTCCCGTCTCACCATTGATAATTACTGTGAACTTAGTCATCTCACCCTCTGCCGTTATCGCCCGGCTGGCGGAACGTTTATCGGAGCAACGCAGCGCGTTGTTGATGCTGGAAGTTTACTCATTACTAAACGTTTGTGTAAAGTGTTTGATAAACATTTTTCGTTTAGTTGACGCTAAACAATTAAGATTTAAGGTTTTTTAGTTTTGAATGAGGCTGATAGGTATAAAAAAACCGCCCATAAGGCGGTTATATTGAGAGGTTTTACTTACTTACGTGAGGCTAGAAGCTCTTTGAAGAGTTTATTGAACTTCTCGTACATACTTTCAAACTCTATTAGCATCTCTTTTTTAGTGGAGTCAGGAAAGCTACGGTAATATTTGATTAGTTGAAGTTCATCAGAAGTCAGTACCACTTCATTAGGGCGCTTATCGCCTTGCTCACCATCCTCATCTAAATATCCCGATGGCATGCCGTAGTCGTTTTCGATTCTTCTGGCTGCTCTTTCCCCAAAGGAGCTCTTGCCATTTATCAACTGGGATAAATAGCTCTTCTCTTTTTCTGGCAGCGATTTATCGGCGAACCACGCCTTGAGCTGCATTCTTCTTACTTCTGCTTTGGTCATTAGCGCATTTTGATTAGTAAATTCTAAACAAGCAAATACTTGACTATAAGGTTTAGTAATTAGTAAACTCATTTTCACACCTTAGAAGGAGAGTATATGCAACTCAAAGATTACCTTTCTCAGCAACGTGGTAACGCTAAATGGCTTGCCAAAAAGCTGGGGATCTCAATGTCCTTTCTGTCCCAGATGGCCTCCAGCTCGGCGCCAATTTCTCCTCGCCGCGCCATAGAGATTGAACGTTATACGGACGGCATGGTTACTCGGGCTGATTGCTTGCCAAGTGAATGGGTTCACATTTGGCCGGAATTCACTCCGCGGTCTTGTAAGGCGGCGGTTAACGAAGCAGCACCTAAGGAGCAGTAAATGCAATCACTTCACTTTCAACAGAGTACCGGAACAATTCCGGTAGCGATGATAAATCGTTCTCAGGCGAAGCCCGAGTTTACCCACCAGCAGCTTCGTGCAGCTGTTCGCGCCTGGGCGGCTGCAATCGATAACCAGGACGTGGTGGCCGGGCTGATTGTTGAGGAATATCAACTCAGCGGCGGCGGCCTGGAGTTCCCGACTGAAATCAACCGCCAGCGCCAAAAGCTATTCCGCTGGCTGGACGGCGACACCGCTTACGCTCGCGACAACATTTGCGAGTTAACCCCGGCAATTCTGAATGTTCTTCCGCTCGAGTTTCGTACGCGGCTTATTCCTCAGGAAGACATCCTTTCGCGCGTAGCGACGGCGATGAAAGAGTGCGCAGAAGCCAAGCAGGCCGTGCTGATGAAAGCGCCTGAACATCAGAAGCTGAAAGAGGTTAGCGAGGGGATCGCGTCGTTATTTCGCCTGATGCCCGAGCAGGTCGGGCCGCTGATGACAATGGTCACGTCGATGCTGGGAGTCATGTAACCGGGGCTGCTTATGAACCATGAGCAATTTATCGAGAAGCATGTCCGCGAAGAGCTTGTCCGCCTGGGTTTTCCGGTGCCGGTGGCTCAGGGGGGCATTCCAGGCCGTGGATTTATACCGGCGCATGTCTCAGGCAAGCCGCAAAGGGAAAATTTTCGATGATGTTTTACGACACGCGAAGTTGTGGGCAGAGAAGCAAACAACCTCAGCCGACAGGTTCGAAGAAAAGCGCGCCAAGCGCATCGAACAGCGTGGGCTGTTCTGAAAGGGTGAAGACCGATGTGCGCCAACACCTCGGCCTTCGGGTGCAATTACGGTCAGCAATCGCGAGGTCATTATGACAAAGGCTAATTTAAATTACCAGGCGCGGGAGGCATAGCTATGTCGAATGTCGCCTACGCCAATTTTGCGGCGCATTCCGCCGCCAGGAGCAACCGGATGGAAAACCAGAAGACCGGATTCATCCCGTTGTACCGGAGTGTGCTTAAACAACCCTGGTCTAAAGATGTTTTCCTTCGAACGCTGTGGGACAACCTTCTGCTGAATGCCGCCCGACAGCCGTACACAGCGAGTTTTAAGGGGCGTCAATGGCCACTGCAAACCGGACAACTGGTGACCACCTCAGCCGATCTGGGGCTGAATCTGTGCGACCGTAACGGGCAGCCAACCAGCCGCCATACGGTTGACAGAATGCTGGACATATTCGAGCGCGAAGGAATGATTTCAAGGGCTGGCGAGCGCCGGAAAGGCACTGTGATAACCATCACAAATTATGCTGCATATGCTCAAAAAATGGACGATTTACCCGCGAATAAGGGCGCGCTTAATGGCGAGCATAAGGCCGCGCATAACAAACCCAGTAACGGCGCGGGTTTGGAGGGTGATGCCGCGCATAACCACGAGCAAATAGCCGCGCTTAAACCCGCGCATCATGAACAACAAGGTAATAACAACAATAAAAACATTAAAAGATCTTCGTTACGGAATTCTGGTGAATCCCGTAACGACGCCACTGAAAAATTTCTCTCTCGTTACCCCGAAGCCACTGACGGAATTTACACCCCGTCAGGCAAATCCTGGGGAACGGCTGACGACCTCAAAGCCGCGCGCTGGATTTACCAGAAACTCCTGGTGGTCAATGCCAGCCTTTCAGAACCGAAGTGGGTTGAATGGGCAAACACTGTTCGCCTGATGCGCACGGTTGATCGTCGGACTCACCGCGAGATTTGTGAGCTGCTCGTGTGGGCCAGCGAGGACGATTTCTGGGACAGCAACATCCTGAGCCCGTCCGGCCTCCGCAAGCACTGGGACACGCTGTCCACGCAACGCGCACGTAAACCGAAAAACTCCCGAGCCAGCGCAGCGCCGCTGAATTTCGATAACACCGACTGGGCGGAGGGCCTGCTGCCATGAAAAACATTGGTACCGAGATGCGAAACTTTGATCGTGAGCACATGCGCCGTGTCGCGATGGGTATGCCGGAGCAGCAATCCGAACCCCGCCAGGAACATGCCGCCCAGGTATTCAACGAGTTGTTTCGCCAGCTGCGCGCCGCGTTCCCGGCCAGCATGTCCGTTTTTAAAACCCAGGCTGATATCGACGAATTCCGTCGGCAGTGGCTGCTGGCTTTTGCGGAAAACGGGATCACCAGCTTCGCCCAGGTCGACACTGGTATGCGCATTGCCCGCACTCAGGAAAAACCGTTCATGCCGTCGCCCGGTCAGTTCGTGGCATGGTGCCGCGCCGAGGAAAGCGCCGCCGTGGGTCTGCCTGACCAGAACGAGCTGGTGAAGCTGGTTTACGAGTACTGCCGCAACCGCAGCCGTTACAGCGACGCAGAGTCCTATCCGTGGCCTGACAACGACTTCACCCCACGCACCGTGAAATACCGCGCCAGCTACTGGCTGGTCACAACCCTGTACCAGCAGATGCGCTCATACGGGCTCACCGACATGGAACTTAACCGCAAAGCTGGTGAAGAGCTGGCGAAAATGGTGAAACGCATTCGCGCTGGTGAAGTCATTCCTGAGCCGGTTGCTCGTCTGCCTGTGCCGGGCAGCAAACCTGTTACGCGTGAGCAGGGAATGGCGAAAATTCAGGAAATCCGGGCGAAGTTTGGGCTTAAAGGCGGGAGGGTTTAACCATGCGCAGCAAAGATCAGATTGCAATAATCACTTTTCTTGAACAGGAGAAAACCGCCACGCCACGTCGTCTGGAACGCCGGCTCGGATGGACCAACAAACACACCCACGCAATTCTGGGTCGGCTGGTTCGTCTTGGCATCGTGAAGAACATTGGTAAACCAGCACATCCTGAATACCGACTTGTTCAGCGCTGGCAGGCAAAAGTTTGCTCACCCAGGGCATGTAAACCTAAACCTGCAGTTCCGTCCGTAGCGGCAGTATGCCGCCAGAACTGGCAGGGCTATCACCTTCATAAAATCTTCGGGAGTGCCCGCGCATGAAAGACATGCCCCATAAGCAGTTAATTCGTGCCACCTACGTGGCCGCAAAGTATGAAAGCGCGCAGACGGCGCAACTGCTGATCGAACTGGCGGGGCGTCTGGACGGCGCACTTGCAGCGGCCCGAACTGCCTGCCTGGAACGTGACGCCTCTGTCAGAGCCGAAATCGAGTGGGAAAAAGCCATGATGCAGGCTGTTGGTGAAGACGGCGTTGGCGATGTGGTTAGCGCGATTGAAGCGCTGAAGTCCGCAGCTGGAGAACAGCGAGCAATCGGGATTGAACTGGCAATCCAGAACGTACTGAACGTGGATACAGTCGCATCAACCGGCGTGGTTAAGCATCTGCTTTTCGGTTTTGCCTCACAACTGCGGGAGGGGCGGGTATGAGCAAATCACTAAACGCCCGTTGCATCCGCCGCTGGGAATTGCAGATGCGCGATGTATGCGATTCGAAAATAAACCCGTGGTGGCGCAAGCGTGATCTGCGCGGTTACATCCGGGAATGCGGATTAATCACCGCGTATTGCATGGTTGAACGAATGGCAGAAGACAACGCGAAGGTCGACTTTCAGGGCGACACATTCAGCTGGTCACCGGAGTTCTCCGCCTGGTATGACGAACGCCGCGACCACTACCTGAAAGAGGCTCGCGATTACCTGAACGAAGAAGCCACTACGGATGAAATCGACGAAGAAATTCAGAACGAGCTGGAGGCCTGGAATGACTGAACAGCTCACTATCGAATCGCTGGTAGGCGACGGCGCATTGTTTGTCTCCAACCATTCCGGCGGCAAAGATAGCCAGGCGATGCTGATTAAACTGCTGGAAGTTATTCCGCCTGAGCAGCTCATCGTCGTCCATGCTTCGCTCGGCAAAATGGAATGGCCCGGTGCGCTGGAACTGGCCCAGCAGCAGGCAAAAAACGCTGGGTTACCGTTCATCGTTGCCAGGGCGCGCAAGACTCTACTGGAGATGGTAGAGCGGCGCTTTCAGAACCGCCCGGAGGTCCCGAGCTGGCCTTCGGCCAGTACACGTCAATGCACAAGTGATCTAAAACGTAATCCCATTCAGCGCGAAGTTAGAGCGTATGCGAAGGCGAATGGTTTCAAGACTATCGTTAACTGCCTCGGGCTGCGCGCACAGGAGTCGCTTGGACGTGCGAAGCGTCAGACGTTCCGCAAGAATGTGGCTGATTCCAACTCGGTGCTGACCTGGTTCGAATGGTTGCCTATTCACGACCTTAAGGCTGACAAGGTGTTCTCCACCATCAGCGCGGCAGGGCAGGAACCGCACTATGCCTATGCGCTGGGCAATGACCGCCTGAGCTGCGTTTTCTGCATCATGGCGAGTCGAAATGATCTTAGGAACGGTGCCAAACAGCACCCCGAACTACTGGAGGAGTATGCGTATCTGGAAAAATGCACCGGCTATACGATGCACATGAACCGCATCCCAATCAGGGAGCTGGTGGCATGAGCGAGCAAACCATTCTCGACATGTGCTGCGGTTCACGCATGTTCTGGCTCGACAAAACCGATCCGCGCGCCGTCTTTTGCGATATTCGCGCCGAGGAGCACGTACTTTGCGATGAGCGCCACCTGGCCATCAGTCCGGATATCATTGCCGACTTACGCGCGCTGCCGTTCGCCGAGGCGCTGGTGCGCGCAAATGTGTCGGAAATGAGTCAGTCGCGGGCAGCGGCTTAACCTATTACCCCTCTCCAGCAGAGGGGATTTTTATGTCATAGTTGAACATTGCTGTAGCGCTCCCTAAATCGTCAAATCTAAAATACGCGAACATGTTTGAGGCAAATAAAAAATGACTATTGTATTCATCCCTGCCTTGGTTGCAGTCCTGACGGCAAAAGAAACAGAAGTCGAGAGAGAGCTTGTCAAAGAAGAGGTTGAGTCAATTCGTGATTCCGCCACAGCTATTCGAGTGCCGGTTGAGGTTGCCAGAGATATGGTAAAAGAGAGGGGCTATCTCGACATCGATCCTGAGAATGTTTGGGAGGAATGGCTTCTGTATAAAAAAATGACTTCTGATAGTTAAACCCCATGCCGCCGCCGTTTGATGAGGCACTGGTTAGGGCTAACTTGCCGGAGTTGTGCTCAGTGAAAGAGCAGGCAGCGTAATCCCGTTCTAAGCTGCCCGGATACAAAAGTTTGGACAGCTTAGAGCGAGGAGTTGATGTTGATTTATTCATCATTACGTAGAATAGTTGGTTCAGAGCATGTCCTGTTCAATCAGTTCACTTAAAGATTGCTTCATTAGATCACTTAGTTGTGTTGTTTTTGCTATAAACCTCCCTTGGGAGGAAGTAGTATAGGCCGGAATGAACTAGCCTTTTTAATAGGATGATACTTATGAAACTTATAAAGCAAGTGGAAATTGCCTATTTCCGTTCTATTTATAAAGATGATTTAAATAATTGTTCTGGGACTAATGTCATTTTTGGAAGAAACGACGCTGGGAAAAGCAACGTTTTGCGAGCTTTAAATTTATTTTTCAGAAATGAAACAAATCCAAATCAAGCCTTTCGTTTTGAACGAGATTTCTCACATGCTCGCCGCTCAGAAGCAACACCAGATAATGATATAAGAAAGTTTGTTTATGTGAAGATTTGGTTCGCAACCCCAATAAACTGGAGGGCATCACTAGGAGACTCATTTTGGGTTAAGAAACAATGGAGCATTACTAATCAAGAGGATCCAAAATTTTACTCCTCAATAACTCAACCCAAACTACAACAATACTTAACTAGGTTTCTGAATAAAATTCAATTTCATTACATACCTGCAATAAAAGACAGGAAAATATTTGAAGGTCTTCAAGCGGAAATTTATAAGGTTATTTCTGAACATGCTGAATTTTCAGGCTCATTAATTAATTTTACCGAAGCCCTTAGGAATAGAACGCAAGAATTAACTCAAGGGCTTTTAACATCACTTAAAATAAATAGTTCTGTTTCTACACCTAGAGATCTTACTGACTTATTTAAGTCCTTGGATTTTGAAGTCACTTCAGAAGAAGGTGATTCATACAGTTTGACTTTGCAACGCGGCGATGGTATTCAGGTTAGACATATCCCTCAGATTCTTTCATTTCTCTCAGACAATAGTTCAAAGGAATACCATATATGGGGTTTTGAGGAACCTGAAAATTCCTTAGAGCTGGCAAATGCCATTGACGAAGCTAAAACATTTCTAGAGTTAGGAAGAGCTAATAACAAACAAATATTCTTAACTAGCCACAGTCCCGCCTTTTTTTCACTTAAAGATGATGAAGTTAGCAAATATTTTGTTTCTAAAACGCATGAACATATGGGGCGTTTGAACTCTGCTGTAAAAGAATTATCCAAGGATTCATCACAACTTCCAAGTGAGTTAATGGGTGAGACACCGCATCTACCAGTGATTAGCAGTTACCTAGAACAGGCTCATGCAGAGATAGAAAAATCAAAAGAGTTGAAAGTTTCATTAGAACAAAAATTATTACAGCATAACGCATCAATCGTTTTTGTTGAAGGTGCCACAGATGCAGCTGTATTTGCAAAAGCTTGGGAGTTGTTTGTCGGAGGTGAGATGCCTTTCACTTTCGAATCTGGCGGAGGCACAACTAAAATGGAGGCTCTTGCAAGTAACGGTAAAATTATCCAAACATTAGCGCCTGGTCGAGCTGTATTTGCATTAGTTGATAATGATAAAGAAGGTCGTGAGCTTTATAAAAATAAAAGATTAGGTGATGGCGGCGTTTGGATACAAGATAATTCAAATAAAGTTTATTGGTGTCGATTGCCATTTATAAGTGAACTGCAACAATTGATGAATAATTGTAGAGTGGAAAAATCTTTTTGGCCGGGATGTTTGGAGAATATTTTCACGGCACAGGTTAAGCATAGAGCATCAGAAGCAGGTGTTTTGACAGTCACAAAAACACCACATAGTGAATTTTTCCCTGATAATTTTGGGAAGATTGTCGATTATATAAATGAAAGAGATGATCATTTACATTACCATATTCTCACCCTAATTCCTGAAAGCAAAGATACATTTGCTGAATGGATAGTACAACAAGCAGATCGGGAACCAGAATTGTTAGAACCTCTGCGCCAGACAATAATAGGGCTTCGGGACAAATTAAACTCTATTGCAGAGGTTGTGGCTCAACCTGAAGATGTGATTCCAGCAGAAGAACAAGCAAACATCATTCCTTAATTTATTAACGTAGAGACAACTATATTACTAGGCTAAGGTCCGCTTTTGGCACAAAGCAGATGACACACCAAATAGTACATCCTTAGCATATAGTGATACCTGAAGCAGGCCAACCAGAATCATAAGCCACACTTGCTGTGGCTTTTTATTCAATGGGTTACACCGAATTTACTTTTCAAACCTGTGTCGCAATTTGTGCGCTTATCGAGTTGATCATTCTCCCGTATGGGTGTACTGTTTATTTATACAGTATTTTTATGAGAGGGATGATCATGAAGGTTGAAGTAACTATCGAACGTACAAAAAAACTGCCTGACGGCGCGATCCCGGCGCTGGAAAACGAGCTTTTAAAACGATTAAACAAACGCTTCGAAGGGTGCAAGCTCACCGTTCGCCGGGCACCTAATGACGGGCTCAGTGTTATCGGAGGCGATAAAGACGAGGTCGCTAATATTCTGCAGGAAACCTGGGAAAGTGCTGACGAGTGGTTCTACTGAGTATTTTTTATTGCAGCCTGCAGTCATTTTACAAACCACAAATCATCCATGTGCGGCTGCTGAATTTTCGACAATTGCGTCTGTATGTCGCTCAGGGGGATTTTGTGGATTTAGACATCGCCGAAGCGGTAGACATAATCAGACAGGGAGGGCGGTTCGTTGTGAATTGTGAAGAGGGCCGGATCACTAGTCTGGAAAGGGTACGCGACAAACAACACCTGCTTACCATGAGTGAATTTTTGGAAATGGCTGTCGAGGCTGGTCTTATTGACCTTCGCAAGCCGAGACTGCCATAATCTACTTACCGCCTGAACAGCGGAATCGGAGCAGCAAAGCGCCACGGAGTGAACACCATGGCGCACGAACTACAACTTATCAAACATTCTTCAAATATCCTGATCCCCGCTTCGCCGGAGACCAGTGATATTCTGCAAAAAAAATTCAAGCTTGGCTCTCTCCTGGTGGCCGAGTTCCGCCAGGTTCGAAACCCCGCCTTTCACCGCAAATTTTTCGCTCTTCTTAATCTGGGTTTCGATTACTGGGAGCCTACCGGCGGCGCGATATCTTCTAACGAACGCAAACTGGTTAACGGGTACGCCAGATACCTGGCCGCTTTCGGGGGAAACGAAAGCGCTCTGATGGATGCCGCTGAGCATTATCTGGAACAGGTGGCCAGCCGCCGCATTACCAACGGCATCAGCCTGTGCAAATCCTTCGATGCTTATCGTGCCTGGGTCACCACCGAGTCAGGGCATTTCGACACCATCCAGCTGCCTGACGGCACCCTCCGCAAACACCCCCGCAGCATTTCTTTCGCCAGCATGGACGAAACAGAGTTCCAGCAGCTCTACCGTGCCGCGCTGGATGTGCTCTGGCGCTGGATCCTGTCCCGCGTGTTTCGCGATCAGCGTGAGGCCGAGAACGCCGCCGCGCAGCTGATGAATTTTGCGGGGTGAGCATGGCTAAAAAACCTCGTCGAAAATGCAAAACCTGCGGGGAATGGTTTCACCCGCAATACCCAAACATCTGGTGGTGCAGCCCTGAGCACGGCGCTATCTACGCGCTGGAGCTGCGCGCCAGGCAGAAAGTGAAGGATACGGCAGCTGAAATCAAAGAGAAGTACCGGGAGGAAAAGGCCGACCGCCAGCGCCGCGCTGAACGCCGTAAAGAGTTGAAGCCGATCCGTCACTGGGTACAGGTAACCCAGCGCGCGGTCAATGACTGGCGTCGTGAAATGCTTCTGGCCTCCGGGCATGGATGCATCTCCTGCGGCACGAAAAAAGCGTTCGCCTGGCACGCCGGGCACTACCGAACAACAGCCGCCGCCCCACAACTCCGGTTCAATCCCGACAATATCTGGCTTCAGTGCCACGCCTGTAATGTTCACAAATCAGGGAATATCGAAGCCTACCGCGCCGCGCTGGTTGAACTGATCGGCGAGGAGCGTGTGTTGGCACTCGAAAGCAACAACATAACCCACCGATACACCCGCGAAGAACTGGACGGTATCCGCGCCGATGCCAGGGCAAATCTTCGTGCACTGAAACAGGAAAATCCCGCATGACTACAGACAACATCTATCAAATTGGCTGGGCGGTCCTGCTGGCGCTCGGGTACGTACGGGACTGGTTCACAACGAGAGAGGGAAAACGGTGAACGGAGAAAATTACAAAACAGACGTTATCCGCCTCCGCTGGCAGCGCCTGAGAATTTACCGCTTTCGCGGATCGGTTGTGACGGATTACCGCATATTGAGAAATTACATTAAAACAGCAATGAGGATTGCCGGATGAAGCTGGAATCATTACCGAAGTACTTTGCGCCGAAATCAATGGTTCCCGGCACCGTTTCATGTGGGACTGGCGGCGACACACTTTCAATAACCGATGTAATGGCAGCGCTGGGCCTGGCGAATTCAAAAGCATCTGTCGGTATCGAGCTGTATCTGGCTAAAGCCGGGGTGCTGGCACCGGATAACATCATTGCGTTCTTAACCCGACTGGCAGAACGGCGCGCCAGCCGTAACCAGTCACTTCAGAAAATGACTGCAGCAGATCGAGAAAACTTCCTGCGAATTCTGGCCAGCTTCGTGTTCCGCGACTATTCACTGAGCGCGGCAAGCCTGGTGACATGCCAGAGCTGTGCTGGGGAGGGCGTTATTGACGCAGAAGTCTTTACCAACAAGGTTACCTGGCCTGACGGCAAACCGCCGAAGTGGGTCAGGACCACAAAAGGGATCTCACCTTCCGACTGGGAAGTGTGGAAACCGGTACGCGAACAGGTGCGGGTGATTTGCCAGCCCTGTAACGGGAAAGGAAAGGTGAAGAACGAATGCCGTTGCCGTGGACGTGGCGAAGTGCTCGATAAAAAGAAATCACAGCTACAGGGGGTGCCGGTTTACAAACAGTGCCCCAGATGCAAAGGGCGTGGCTTCCCCCGACTTAAAGATACGGAGGTATTTAAGGCGCTCGGAGTAACAGAAACCACCTGGCGGCGAAACTATAAATTGTTGTTCGATCGACTCGTTGAGCAGTGTCACATTGAGGAATCGCTCGCACAAAGTGTTTTAAGCAGGGTGACGCATTAAATTAGCATATTGCAAACGTGGCGGAATTTGGCTAATCTCGTCTCAACGATGGGATATTACGCCCGTGACGTTAACCAGATTAAGAACCTCGCTGCGGCGGGGTTTTTTACTTTATGGACTCGACTCCCTACGCTAATAAGACAAAGTGCGGGGAGTGACGCGGAACACATATTGCCGGTTTGTGATCATGTCTGCAGAGTGGCTAAATATGAACTATCAGAGTTGAAATCATCGAAGCGGGCACTACGATTAAAGAGCATTCTTTGACAGTCATTAAAATAAAAAAATGATGGCGAATCCCCCTGAGCGGAGGGGCATTACTGGATAATCTGTAATTGATTAAGCATGCGAAACGATGCATCCAGTCAGCGTTTCACCGGGAGGCACCTGGCGCCGTCGAGAGATGTTCTACCTGATATGACCTGTTCGTCCGAGCAGGTCTTTTTTTATGTGCTGATGGCGCAGAAATATCAGAGAGGGGTTTTTCTGCAGTGCATCCAGGGCTTTGATCCACGCGAGCGTTTATGACTATCAGCTCGGTTGCTTTTCGAGCAGCATAATTTCGTAAAATTTGATAAAAATTTTTTATTTAGGTAATTCTTATTAATTGATAAGTTTTTATAGATAAAAATTATCTATTCATGGGGTAAGTGCTAGGCTCAGGTACCTATCCTTTATCAGGCATTCCAATGCGAACTTCCCGTACCTTCTATCCAATCCCGATGCTTATCAAGCACATCCAGCCATCCGGATTGGAAAAACTTTATCCAGTACTGGTCTCTGACGTAACAGACTCTGAGGGTACCCGGTATGCAAGGTACATGAATGGAGCCGAAGTACGTATGTCAGAGTTACGCTTTATCCAGCTTGAGTTTGCCCAGGCGGATCTTCCCAACCTTGCGGCAACGCCTCTTCCGGAAGAAGTTATTAAGCGCGATATGCTGCATTAGCGTCCCGGAACTAATCTGAATTCAGGCCCACCTCGGTGGGCCTTTTTTATTTCCCCTCATTCCTGAGAGGACTCACACACTAGAGGGGGCGTAATGTCCGAACCTTTTTCCGGTACTGCAGCCGCCGGTAGCGCGCTGACCGGCGCGAGCATTTATGGACTGCTTACCGGCACGGATTACGGCGTGGTGTTCGGCGCTTTTGCCGGGGCTGTTTTCTACGTGGCCACCGCTGCCGACCTGACGATTTTTCGCCGTTCCGCTTATTTCGTCGTGTCGTACTTTGCTGGTGTCTATGGCTCCGGGCTGGTGGGTTCGTGGCTGGCGAGCATAACCGGCTATGCCGATAAACCGCTGGATGCTTTAGGCGCGGTGATTTTGTCTGCCGTCGCCATCAAGACACTGACGTTTTTCAGTGAACAGGACCCGCTAAAGCTGCTGGCACGCTGGAGAGGGGGAACCAATGGTAACTAA